GAAGTCGGGCTAATTGGTTCAAGGTATCACGCAAACTATCCTGTTTTGCCGCTAGGACAACACGCTATTATGATAAATATGGATATGGTAGGAAGATTAAAGGGAGAGAACCCAACCCTAAGTCTGTATAGTGGTAATCTTACTGAGGATATAACTTCTATTGTCCGTAAAACAGAAAAGAAGTATCCCTTTAATTTTAATTTCGTTCCCGCTGGAAGCAGATCAGACCATGCTCATTTCAATAGAGAAGGAATCCCCGTACTGTTCTTCCATACCGGAAGCCATCCTCAATATCACGAACCTACAGACGACGAGCATTTAATTAACTACGATGGACTAGTTGAAATAACTAAATATATCTTTGAGTTTACTAATAAGTTCATGGAAGATTGATGAATCTAAAACTTAGTAAGCATTTGTGTGTATTTTTTGCCTGTACGAATATGATGTTTCTTATGGTATTACAAAGCCCCCTAAATGGGGTAATCGGCCTCCTTATGATACTTTCTGCGTTCTTTTTAGATTATTACGACGAGGGGTAAGATGGGTATTAAAAGAGTAGGGATTATAGGTCAGGGGTTTGTAGGAACAGCATTGAAGGAAGCGTTCTCTCCTCACTACGAGGTGCTAACCTACGACAAATTTAGAGACGATCTTTCTACGTGTGCTAGTGCAGAAAGCGTTGCTAATAAGTGTGGTTTAGATAGCGTTATATTTGTATGTGTTCCCACCCCAATGAAATACGATGGCTCCTGCGATACCTCAATTGTAGAAGAAGTATGTGATAGTATAAGCTACGGTGGCATAAGTGAAGGCTTCCCATCAAGATGGCCCGAACAATCTGAAACAATCATAGTAGTTAAGTCTACCGTACCACCGGGAACTACAAGAAAGCTACGGTGGAAAGATGGTTGTAGGTCGCATAGCTTTCCAGTAGTTTTTAATCCAGAGTTCTTGGTGGAGAAAACCGCAACAGAAGATTTTAAAAATACAAAGAGGATTATCTTAGGTGGTAGAACCAGTGACGAGCCACTATGGTTTGAGGAAGAACGGATGGGATACATGACGCATATTAACTGGGGAAACATATTAAGAGAGTTTTATCTTAAAGTATTCCCTGAAGCAGAGATAATTGAAACAGACTCAACTACTGCTGAGTTCGTTAAGTATATTACTAATTGTTTTTTAGCCACTAAAGTATCTCTAGCTAATGAGTTTTCATTATTGTGTGACTCATACGATGTGGACTATAATAAAGTTATAGAATACGCTACTTACGATGAAAGACTGGGCAAGTCACACTGGGCAGTTCCCGGCCCAGATGGTAAAAGGGGATTTGGTGGTAGCTGTTTTCCAAAGGACTTAAATGCAATCATTGCGCTCGCAAAAGAACTAAGCAATACTAATACTTTAGAAGGTGCTTGGAAAACTAATCTTAAAGTTAGGCCAGAGAAAGACTGGGAGCAGCTAAAAGGAAGAGCAGTATCAGATGACCAATGAAGAAGCGAGAGTTTATAATGTTAAAGACAAGAAGTGTACTAAGTGTAAAAAAATAAAGCCACACTCAACGGATTTTTTTTACTACAATAAAGCAAAACCTGTTTATGACATACCTGCCGGATGGGGTTATCAATGTAAGGATTGCGTTGGCAGTCGTTGTCCCCGTAGACTCTATGCGAAAGCTAGATGGGAAAAAGTCAATCGTGAAAAAAGGTTGGTTTGTAGGCGAGCATGGAATCATAGTGAGAAAGGGATGGCATGGACAAGAAAGTATAAGAATGACAAAAGAAAAAACGACCCAGTATTTAAATATAAGCAAGCTTTTCGCAGTAGGGCGCGTGCCTTTTATAAATCTAAAGGTAAAAAAAAGAATACTAAGTCAGAAAAATTGCTAGGGTGTACGTGGCAAGAATTACGGGATCATTTGGAAAGTCAGTTTCAGCCCGGTATGACACATGAAAATCATGGGAATGGGTGGGGAGAAAAAAGAGAATGGCATATAGATCATATCAGACCTTTAGATAGTTTTGACTTGGATGATCCAAAAGACGAAGCTGCTGCTAATCACTATACAAATCTACAACCGTTATGGGCTAGAGATAATATTTCCAAGAGGAATAAGTGGGATGACTAAAAAAAAGGGGAGAAAACCCCAAAAATATATTCCTCAAAAGGATGATGACTGGGACTTTGAGGCCGATAAAGAACATAGGAGGATAATTTCGGAAAAAGAGAATACTATAAGAGATAAGTATAAAAAACACTGGAATTTTAAAACTAATAACTGGCAAAACGGATTTAAGGGTCACTAATATGTTATTACGAGTTCACAAAAATAAAAATCTAAAAAATCTAGTTTGTTCTTTTGACAACCTGCCCGAAACAAATCACTTGGATGGAAAATATAGACTTCGTAGATATTCCGTAGTAAAGTGTAACGGGTCTTGTGTGGATACAGGAAACAACACATTTGTCCAAAGTAAAGAATACAACGAGTTTCAGGGAGATATGGTTCGAAAATTTGAACCTATTGAAGGACATGTTATTAATAGTAATGAGATGTTAGAAATATGTTCTGACTTTATATACTATTGCGGCCTTTCTGGAGGGTCTAACATAGACGTACATCAAATGAGGGTTGTTACTTCTGGTGATAATGATACACAAGTATCTCCCGAAGGAGTGCATCAGGATGGATATGATTATATATGCGTAGTTGGTATATCACGACACAATATAGAAGGGGGTAATTTTCTTGCATATTTCAATAAAGATCAGGAGCCTTTTATGTCCATGCCTCTCGACAGTGGTATGGTGGTCATGCTAAACGACAAAAGTCTTTGGCATAACGCTAGTACGATTAAGTCAATTGATGGCTTTGACGGACATTTAGATAGTTTTATTTTAACTGCAAAAATATGAATAAAAATAGAATTTACGATATAATTGACACTGATAAAGAATGTATAGTAGAAGGAGACTTCGTTGCTCGTTCCAATGCTCAGTACAAGTTAAATATTATGATACTAGGGGGAGACAAAAGAAATCTTAAAATAGTCAATAGAGATGGCAAGTACGACTACATAAGAAAGCCATGACTTTTGGGGCTGTAGCTCAGTGGTTAGAGCGATGGTCTTATAAGCCATAGGTCGAAAGTTCAATTCTTTCCAGCCCTACTTTACACTTACAGGAGAACATTATGAAATACATTTACCTTAGCATTGTAGTATTAGCCAGCATAGGGCTATCTTGCTTTTTCTTTTCACAACAGACTACTGAGAGAAAGGAAGCGAAAGAGGATATTAGTGCTATGTATTTAGAGAATGAAGAAAATATTAAGGCCATATATTCTTTATTAGCTGTTCAAAGTTCTCACATTAGGACTATAATGAATATGAATATCAGTAGAAGTCATTGGCAAACCCATGAGGAAAGAACGGCACAAATAGAATGTGAAGAATGTTTGGAAATATATAAGGAAATTAGAGAGCAAATTAAAAAGATAGAGGAAGAAGCAGGATTTGAAGATCCTCATAATAAGACTCTTTTGGAAAGATTAAATGGTCAAGTACAAGAACCAAAATTAAAAGACAGTAAAAAATAGTCCTTATGGGGTATTATACTATGGGAAAACGCTTTAATTCGTAAGGACGCTTGATATGACCCATATTAAATTTAAAGAAATAGAAGTAGGGGAAACTTTTTTATACAGAGGAGAAATATTCGTAAAATGTGAAACATCTGACAAAAAATCTTCCTTTGCAGTTGTAAAAACCGAACAAAAAAATGCAAATATACTTCCGCATTTGAAAGCTATGCAAAATAAGTCTAATGCTTTTACTACGGAATTAGATAGTAAATTTGGTTTCTTTGGAGGAGAATCTCTAGTGGAAAGGACACAGTAAAATGATAGGATTAGAAGCTGAGAATAAAAATACAACCCAGAAAATAGACATGGTTAGAGAACCTAGTATCGACGCCACAGAAAGAAAAGACAGGATTAGAAGTCAAATAAAAAACTTCTTACACGATGTCGATAATATTGTTAATATTACAGTTTGCAATCTATGGGACAATAGATATAGAGCTAACGTATGGTGCAAGCATGAGTTTAAAACCGATCTTTCCGTTGTAGATATTCAAAAAATAGACTATAGCTATTTTATACATGCTTCGGAAGATGGGACAATTACAAAATCTGATCCAAAGCTAGAGAAAGAATAATATGCCAAGCCCAAGAAAAGGAGAGAATCAAACAGCTTTTATTTCTAGATGTGTGTCTAGTAAAGAATCTAAAAATTCTTTCCCAGACCAACCTCAGAGAGTAGCTTTTTGTCATTCACAGTGGAAGAATAGGTCTAAGTCAGATAGGAGAGATGAAATTTTAAAAAATATAAAAGATACTTTAGATAAGAAAGGTGAAGATGGCGAACAGAGAAAAGAAGAATAGAGGAACCATGGAAAAGGGAAGAGGAGACGAGGAGCAACATAGTAATCATTACTACACTAAGTTGAATAAAAAGAAAAGAGATTCGCATAGAAAAAAAAATAGGCTGAGCAAGCAAAAATTTTCTTGATTTTCTCTCAAGTTTTCTGCTTGACTTTCCGATATACTATGTTATGATCGGGCATACAGTTTTTGGTTTCACCACACTTTTTGGAGATTTAAAAAATGAAATTGCACAAACCAGACATCAAAATCGAATCGCAGGGGATCAGGAGTACAACCAGATTCTCGATCCAAGCAACCCAGCAGTCCTTTAGTGTTTTGTCTAGCACTATCTATGAGGACAAGATCAAAGCACCCATTCGTGAACTTTCAACCAATGCGTATGATGCTCATGTTGAAGCAGGGTGTTCTGACAAACCTTTTGAGGTTCATCTTCCTAATGCTCTTGATCCTGAATTTCGTGTTCGTGATTATGGCATTAGTATGTCGCATGAAAAGATTATGACTCTTTATACTACATACTTTGCTAGCGATAAGAGAGATACAAATAAATTGAATGGTTGCTTGGGCTTAGGTAGTAAGTCTCCCTTTGCTTACACAAATCAATTTTGGGTAACTGCATATGAGAACGGGAAAAAGCGACACTACGTTGCTACTGTTGACGTTGACGGACCAAGGTTTGACGAGTATCCTTCTTGTGATACTGATGAGGAAAATGGGTTTGAGGTAGGCTTCACTGTTAAGGAAGACGACTTCAGAACATTCAAAGAAACGGCAGAAGAAATATACCAATATTTTAAGACCCAACCTAATGTGTGTGGTTCTACAGATTTTCAACATGAAGAACCAGAGCAGCATAAAGTTGCTGGTAATGGCTGGAAATACATTGGAAGCTACGGTGAGTCCAAGGCTATTATGGGAAATATCGCATACAATATTGATGAAGATTATTTTGTCAATAAAGACTTGGATTACTGGGAAAGGCGAAATGATAAGTATTATAAGATACTGAACACAGGTATTCACATTGACTTTGAAATTGGTGAGCTTTCTATGACGGCAAGCCGAGAAGGTCTTGAGTACACCGATGAAGTTATTAAAGCCGTTAAAGACAAACTTGACTTTATTTACCAAGACATGCAGGATCAGGTAAGTAAGGAGTTCGAGTCTTGTGACTGCTTATACGATGCTAGAGTTAAGGCTGTTAAGTATGAAAATATGTTTCGCAACTTAGAGGATTTGATTATTCCTACTTGGAAAAATAGTAAGATTGCCACACATATGAATCTACACACTGATAGCGAAGTTTCAGCAAATGACTTTACTTTGCATAGGTTCCAGTACATTGGTAGACCTAAGATGAGTCGTGACCTGCATTTAGTAGAGTTTAGCAGTAAGCATAAAATATTTCTAAATGATATGGCAACGGGTGGTCATGCGGCTGTTAAGCACTATCTTCTTAGTAATCCAGACGATATTATTTATATGTTTCAGCACATAGATAATGACAACTGGCTAACTCTGTGCGGAGAATTTGGCATAGACGAAAGCCGTATTACCAAAACTAGCCAGCTTGAGAAGCCCCCAAGGGTAAAAAGAGAAGGATCAACTGGCCCTAGAAGGGTTGACGTTGATGCTTTTGAATTTAATAGAGAGGGTAACTCTTATAGCCATACAAATCTTTATAATGGTAGGTATTGGTCGCCCACTTCTTTGAACATAAAAGAAGGTCAAGACAATCTATACGTTGAGATACATAGGTACGAAATAGTAGACCCTGATGGATTCAGTGGTTGCTATCCTAGAGGAATCAGTCGTATTCTCAACAACTTAGAAAAGATAGGGATTTCCACCAAAAATGTTTATGCCTTCCCGTCTGCTAGAGCCAATAGAGTTAAGAATGCTAAGAATTGGGTTAATTTTTACGATTGGGCCAAAGAGAAGTTCTTAGACTATATTCAACAAAATGATATTCTAACTATCGTCGAAAATGATGCTGTTTCCAATACTATGGATATGTCAAAAGGTATCATTAAAGTGTATGACGCAAGTGATGTGCCTATACTAGATGGTTATTTTAAGAAGGTTGCAGACGCTCTGATTAAATTAAGGGATGAAGCAGCGGCCCAAGGAGACAACGTTGCCGAGCGAGTGAGAGAACTATCTACGCAACTAAGCTATAAACTTCCTAGTGCCGCTGATAGTTCTTGGAGTAAGAGGGGGGATAAGTTGAAAAAGAGGTATCCTGTCCTTGCCTTGTATGATTTGGAATGCTATCACTATCGTATTGAGAGAGAAGAAGCAACAGCATTAGTCAAATGTATTAATGACAGTGAAGTTGCGAGAATAGCAAAGAAGTTAGTTTAGGATTTTTCACAACCAGATTTAGGAGATTTTGAAATGACAGTTCCGTTTATGAAAAGTGGCAATAAGTTAAGCGTTTTGGCTAATGGCAAGTGGTATCAGGTTACATCTGAACACCCCAAGTATGAAGAAATTTTAGAAGCTCTGCATGGTACAGAAGATAACATTGCAAAGCTCATGGATATGGAGCAGGGTGTAAGGGAGTATTTTGATGGAAGCAATGTTGAGGTAGTAGGTGGGTTTGTTAAGTACGATGGGGAGGTGGTTGATACCACTCTAACTAAGCGTATCTTAGAGTTTATGAAGCAGGGACTACCCTTTGAGCCATTGGTAAAGTTCTTCGATAATCTTATGGCAAACCCAAGTTATAGTTCTAGAAATCAACTATATGATTTCTTGGAGCATAAGAACCTTCCCATTACAGAAGATGGGTGTTTCTTGGCTTATAAAGCTGTGAACAGTGACTACAAAGATAAGTGGTCTGGTAAGTTCGATAATAGCGTCGGTAAGGTTGTAGAAATCAACCGAGGTAAAGTAGACGATGATCGTGATAGGGGATGTTCGAGTGGCTTACACTGTGGGGCATTAGATTATGTTCGTGACTACGGTAGCGAAGGCTCTGGCGATCACATTATGATCGTTAAGGTTAATCCTGCCGATACTGTTTCGGTCCCCTCTGATTGTCAGTTTATGAAACTCCGTACATGCAAGTATGAAGTTGTGTCGGAAGTTGAATGGAATGATGATCTGCGTAAGCCATTGTATTCGTCGCAAGGAAGTGAATATGAGGCTCCTCACGATGACTACGATGACTACGATGATTCTTGGGATGAAGACTTTGATTATGAAGATGAGGAAGTTCATATCGAAAGTGTTTGTGAAGATGATGCGGAAGAAACAAATACTTTATTGAAAAAGTTGATGGGTCTTTTAAGAGATAACTAACAACTGTCTGGTTGTGATTATGTGGGGGCTGTAGTTGTGGTGGCTACAGTCCCCATTTGTATATTATTACAGAGAAATTTATGCAATTTATTTTAAATATATTTTTGACACTAGCCGTACTGTTGTTTGGTGCTGCTTGGGTAGTATTAGCTCATGCCATACACAAAGATGAATAAGGAGACATAATAAATGCCTAAATACTATGTTTGGTGCGGAGACTTGTTCTGCACAGTAGAAGAACAAGATGCTAAGGAAGCTGCCGTAAAAGCGCTGGGGGTTTGTACTAGCGGAGAAGAAGAAGCTCTTGAACTAGACCATATGTTTAATGTTAATGAGGTTGGTTTTATAAGTCCTCCAGACGTTTCTTTTCCTACGGATAGAATAATAATTGATGCTGGGTGGGAGCTTGAATAATAATAAACTGGCCTTTTGATCTTAAAAGTTTCCGCCACTTAACGGTGTAATATAAGATAGTATATTACACTATTAAGAAGGGGGAAAAATATGAGGAACTGCCTAGTTTTTTTGTTTTTTGTCTTACTCCAAGCATCCTGCTTTGCCTCTATGGAGGATGCTTTAAATGCAACCTGTAAAATAACCACTGAGCTTGGCTCAGGAAGTGGGGTTGTTTATGGTGAAAATGATGATTATTTCTATATTGGTACAGCAGCGCATGTTATATTAGATAATATGAAAGCCCTAAATCCAGAAGCAACCTTTTTTAATAGTGGTTTTCGTTCCCATAGAATAAAGTCAGAAATAGTTTTTTGGGAGTATAGGGTAAAAACAGCTACCGATTTTGCTATTATTAGAATTAAAAAAGAAGATTTTAAAGATTATCCACATCCAAAGCCTGTACCATTCGCTGAAAAGGACTATAATATAAATGTATCGGACGTTATAGTTTCCTATGGATGCCCAAAGGGAAGTTGGCCCACAGGATGGAAGGGCCACGTTACTAGGACATCACAGGAAGTGCTACAGGTAAAGCCCTTTCCTTTGCAGGGTAGGAGTGGTTCTGCTGTATTTAATGAAGATGCCACTAAAATTTTAGGTATAATCATATGGAGAAATGGAGTTTGTGTCTCCAACACTAATATTGCAAGGATGTGGGAAAGGGCGAAGAATGAGAGGTCAAGAAGTACAAGATAGACTACTATCGGATTTGGACTTATTGCATCTGGCTGATGTGGTGCAGATAAAACAATTTATTCACGATTATATCGGTAGCAGACTAAAAAGTAATATCTATGAGAGCGTAAGGAGTGAGGAAGATGTTCTGGAAAAAAAAGAAATCAGCTAGGACAGAAAAATTAGAGGAGCTTTATTCAGCTGTTAAGAAAATGATGGTTTCGCTGCAAGTGAAGCACCATGCTGCTAACCAAGCGGGATATAGAACTCCTGCACATCTTCTTATTCCTCAGGTAGAGGTAGACAGAATATTAGAAGAAATAGAGCTTATGGAAGAGGACTCACAGTGATGATAGATTATTTTATAGAAGCAACCGATACAGATGGCAGATTGATAAAAAGAAAGATAATTGCAAGCTCTAAAAAAGAAGCAGAGGAAATGTTTCTAACGTCCTGCCGATGGAATATTCCTGATACGAAATTCAAGAAGGTTATTATAACTACGGGCGATATCAGAAGGAAGCTTGAGAGAAATGGCTAGCTATTTTTGTGACCATCAAAATTCCTACGGTGATCTTTGTAATAATCCACCAGAGTATGAATTAACTAGATTTGATGGTGTAAAAATGACACTATGTAATAGATGTCTTTTTAAGGAGTATGATTCCGAGAGTGATGATGAAGTTGTTTTAGTACCATTTGGTTCGAGCTAGGTGTTTGTATTGTCTAACCTTTCTTCTTGTAGTAGTCTGAGCGTGATGGAGGCACTTGAGTTATGGAACTTTTATACGAATTTTTCAGATTGTTTGTTTTGACATTAGCCGTGTCTTTTTGGCCCTTCCTATTTTTATTAATGGTTGTTATTGCGGGGACATGGTCCTTGGGAGAGTATACTTCCTTGGGAGAGTCTGTTAAATCGAAAAACGATAAAAGAAAAAAGATACATAACTCAGTAGACGACATACCAATCAATGTTGACCTAACTGAGTACAACGATAACCCAGTAATAGAGACATCTTTTGGTTCTGAAAGAATAGGAGAGGTTTTTACAGATGGTACATAGGCCGAGAATGAATAGGCTCTCAGGCGTGCAACAACAACCATTTGAGAACACTCCTATTGTTCAAAATCAACCAGTTAAAAAACAACCGAAAGTTTCAAAAGATAATAGAAATATAATAGTATTGGAGGAGCCGATGTCAGAAAATTTAAACAAAAGGGCCATAGGTGTGGACATAGGTACGGGCTTTATATCCTGTGCAGAGAACTCTGAAGATAAAACAACTTACAGAAAAATCAGGGATGCCTTTTTCAAATTAAATCCTTCCAAATTTTTAGAGGGGTCTACAAATGAATTTGGAGAGGACATGCTCAAAAATGCAGGGGCTTATTACGTTAAGATAGATGGAACTCTCTATGTTCTTGGTGATGACGCATTTAAGTTTGCGAACCTGTTCCATCAGGAGTGCCTCAGACCCATGCACAAGGGAGTTTTAAATCCCAAGGAACCAGTGTCCAATTTAATGGTTTCGGAGCTTGTGAAGGCCGTTGCTGGACCTCCTAAGTCGGATGATGACGTTCTCTATTACTGCGTTCCAGCAGAACCTATTGACGCTGACTTCGATGTAGAATATCATAAGCAAATACTACACGGAGTATTTCAGGGTCTTGGGTATAAAAATATTAGTGTAATGACGGAAGGCTTAGCTGTTGTGTATTCCGAACTGGGAGACACTCAATACACTGGTATTGGCATGAGTTTTGGGGCGGGCATGTGCAATATAGTTTATTCGTTCATGGGCATGCCGGTATTTGCATTTAGTTTAAGTAGGGGTGGAGACTGGATTGATGAACACGCAGCAAAACATACAGACGAAACACATAATGTGGTTACTTCAATCAAGGAAAAAGGTGGCTTTAGTCTATATGAAAGTTCTACCGGCATAGAAAAAGCTATTAGTGTGTACTATGAATCCCTACTGTCATATGTTGTGGAACAATTTAAACTTCTGTATGAAAAAACCCCAAAGAAAAAACTTCCTAATGTGACTATGGAAATGCCAATAGTCATAGCAGGAGGAACTTCCTTGGCTTTAGGATTTGTTGAAAGACTTAGGGAACTTACATCTAAAGATTTCCCTATTCCAATATCGGAAATCAGACATGCTGGCAAGCCGCTTTTTGCCGTGTCTGAAGGACTATATCAGGCGGCTAAATTATCTGTGAAGGACTAAGTATGGTATTCGACGATTACAGCACTTACGACTGGGGGTTTATTACAATAGTTGTGGCCTGTGTGGTCTTTGGATTATTTAAAAAGTGTGAAGACAAGCCGTGCAGAAGGTCAAAGGGGCTGCTTGACTATCTATTCAACGATGAGGAATGAGGTTATAAAAAATGGCAATTGAAACAACAGCGTCACTTAGCAGTAACGCCTCATGGCAACAGACAAGTACGGATGGTCATATTTCGTCAACAGATATTGGTAGCTTTTCATCTGATACATTTCTAGGATCAGGAACAGGTTCTTCTCAGATAAATAGCGTATGGCACGCAACAGGATCTTTAGCTGCTTATGGTACAGGAAATTTCGATCTTACGTCTCTTACGCTTCCCGTACTAGGAACCTACCTAGATCAAAGTTTTGTTGATGGAAATATTAAGGCTTTTCAAATCAACAACCTAGAAACCGAACAAGCGAGTAGTTTTACCTTGGTTGCGACAGGGTCAAATGGCTGGTCTGAGCCTTTTGCTGGCTCTGGTAGAGTTTCTATACACCCAGAGAGTTCATTACAATTAACACACTCCACCACAGGATGGCCTGTTAATGTAACCAACAAAGAATTTGAGCTTGTGGATGGAGGAGGCGGAGCTTCTTATGAAATCGTATTTATGGGAGCTACTGGACTATGAGCTTAACCGGACTACTATCTAGTGGGTGGTCTAGGGCATTTACACCAGATACACAATCAGAAGTATTGTTTGCCTATGATTATGGGCCTAAATCTCAGGTGTCATCCCAAAACAACTTAGTGACGCAGGTAAGAAGAGGAAATTTTAATTCCCCCCTTCAAACAACATCGAGCGTCTGGTCATATTTACCCTTGGTCTATTCACCTTGGTCTGCTTCGACCGCTATTACTGGAACCTACATAAATTCAGATACGGGGTCCCCCTATTGGAGTGGTATAGAAGATAGAGGAAGCGATCTGTTAGAACTAACCCCTTCAGGTAATCCGGTCAATGATAGTCTTTTCTCATACAAAACAGACACTGGGCCAAGCTATAAAACAAAAAATAGAGTAAATCCCTATGTGAGTTTTTCAGATGGAAGTGGGCAAGCAAATTATGAAGTAAACTACGGTTGGCAATCTTCTGGAGACTTAGATTCTGGCGAGGGGGTCCTTATAAACTTTGAAAATCTACCGTTGGAGATATTTGGACAGTCCAAATCTCTTTCTTTTACCAATATCAAAAAAATAAGTATGACGAGTCAAACCATAAATAGTGAAAATAATTCTCAATTTGATACTGTTACAAGTAATATATCTGGCCTAGAGGTTGGGGGAGGGAGAGTAGCATCTCTTGGAGGTAGCAATCCTATGTTTGACGTACTTGGTAGTGGGTGTCATCTTGGCGTAAACGGCACCATAGACATACAGAACCCAGCAACCGGCTGGCCCGTGGAAGCAGGAGCCTCAACTACGATTTCTATATACAATGCTGGCTCAGACACTTCTCACTATGAAATATCTGTTTTAGGAACCAGTGAATCTGGTGCAGTATAATGGCAGAAAAAAAACTAACTAGCTCCGTATCAACTAACAATACGTGGACTGAAATATGGTATTCCCCAGTAGAGAACAACCCCTCTTTTTACGGTGGGGGCTTTGGGTATTCTTGGGATACATCGTCTAGTGAGGCAAACGTAGTATGGAACTCTGGACCCCTAACAACTAACGGAAGCCACACAATAAGTTTGACGGGGCTGCCTATAAATATTTTTGGTATGGATAAAACTATCGGACTATCTAGCGGGGACATAAAGGCTATACAGATAACTAATCATTCATCGGAGGCTATTGTTGTTGGGCTTCCTTTGCTGTATGGAGAACATGATGCTTCTGACACAGGGGTCCTTGGAATATGGAACGATGATAGTTTGGAACAGGGGTTTGACACTCATCCGGTAAAAGGTTCTTCGGGAATACATATCGGGAGCAATGGAAATTGCTTGCTAGCTAATAAACACGGGTGGGCCGTAGACCCCAATCAAACTGATCCTAAATTTTCTGAGACAGAATTTATAAGAATAGCATCAGACAGTGATGCCACTTATGAGATAACCATATTTGGCTTTCATTCAAGCGGAGCCTTTGGAGACAAGACATGACGCCACAGATACTTCTAGACGCAGAGTCTAATTTCAACAATTTTATTCCTGCAATAAAAGAACTGCAAAGAACATATTATGAAAATAATGGTCATTACTGGCAAGGTCTATGGACTCATGTTGACCCACCCTCTGACGACAACGGCGAGCAGCCAGATAACTTGGATTCCAACCCACACGATCAAGAAATAAGTTGGAATGATGTCATAGCATCTTCAGACCTTATAAGCAACGCATTCCCAGACACTATGATTTTAAGAATAAGCATAGATGTATATAGCTCCCCCTCAGAACAAGGCTATATAGTTTCTTTGCAAAAGACAGTAGAAGAAAGTCTATGGGAAAAATCAATTTGTTTGGAAGGCTCGGCTGAGACTGAAGATGACTGGCACATAACAACCCAATAGTCTGCTTGACATGCCAGCACCTGAGTTCTATATTCTAACTGTAAGAGGACCTACATATGAATAGACTGAAAGGAATGAAGACTTATTTAGTCGGGGCGATGGACAGACTTCCAGACGCCGGTGCTGGCTGGAGGTCCGACATAACGCCCTTTCTAGAGGGCAGGGGGGTGTCTGTACTGAACCCGTGTAAAAAACCCATAGATGTTGGCGTGGAAGACGATCACGCAAGAAACCTTGTTTCTATGTACAAAAAAACCGGCCAATTCGATAAGATAAGAAAAGAATTTGGTGTCATAAGAACGGTTGATTTAAGGTGCGTAGACATCTCTGACTTTATAATAGCAAATATAGATGTAGATGTACATACTTGCGGAACGTATGAAGAAATAGCGACAGCCAACAGACAAAAAAAGCCTGTTTTAATTTGGTGTCAACAAGGCAAAAGTGAGGCACCCAATTGGTTATTTTACATGCTCCCTCATGAGCATATCTTTAGTTGCGTAGAAGATTTAAAGTTTTACTTACAGCACATCGACTCAAGTGAAGAAGTGCATCATCATAAGAGGTGGTTTTTCTTTGATGAGGAGGCTGTAGATGTATAAAGTAACAGTTATTACCTCTATCTTTAGGGGAAAAGAATACCTGCCTTCGTTTCTTGAGAATGTATTAGAGCAAACTGCATTTGAAGAATGTGAATGGTATCTGTTGGATGCAGCAAGTCCGGACGATGAATTTTCAGTTATCGAACCATATCTTACTCACAAAAATATAAGATATGAAAGATTAGATTTAGACCCCGGCATATATGCCTGTTGGAATTATATGATTAATAACTCTGATAGCGAATATATAACCAATGCAAATATAGATGATAGACTGTTTCCAAACTCTATAGAAAAACATATCAAGGAACTGGACAAGAATCCTGACTATGACTTGGCATATTCAGAAAACATAATGACGTACGAACCAAATGCTCTGTACCAATATTATTTAGATGGAAACCCTTTCATATTATATCCCGGAGGACCATTTAATAGACAAGATATGCTCATTCGTAATTATCCGCACAGTCATCCCATGTGGAGAAGGTCTCTGCACGATAGATTTGGAACATTTGAAGAAAAATATAGATCGGCAGGGGACTATGAATTTTGGCTACGCTGTTTACATGGAGGGGTGAAAGATTTTTTATATATGAATGATATATTGGGTATTTATTACCACAACCCTGTCGGTATCTCTACTAAAGAATCTTTAAGAGCCTCGACCCAGAAAGAAGAGCAAGAAATAAAATCTAAATACGTGAGTTTAGGAATTTAATATGCCGATGGACTTAGAAAAAATACTTAGAGACAACCGATTGTTCTGGCAATATCCAGCGTGTACAGAAAAACAATTCTATTTACAGAACAGTCATGATGAAACCTATATAGGATTTCCTTGGGCAACGGTCATTGATAAAGATATACGTGGTACCAAAGACCTCCAAAGTAAATTTAACATCGTAAAACAATTGATTGAACCCTCTATTGACAAGGATCAAGAATATTACACCTGTTGCCAAAGCATATTCTTTCGTCAACTTGCAGAGTTGCTTGAGTCCCTGAATATTAAAAATATTTATACTACCCATAAAAAAATAGGAGAAGAAACCCTAGGCTCCATGTCTTTGTTTCCCTGCCCTCTATATGCTGTTAATGCAGAAGACAAGACACGCAACTCGGCCTTTTTGAATAAAGACTTCAGCAAGATAGAAAGAAGTCTGCTTTTTAGTTTTATAGGTTGTTATAGGGGGGACTATCTAAGTGACATCAGGGGTAAGATATTGAGATTAAAAGATGACGATGCATACATCCGAAGCCTTGACAACTGGCACTTTGATGAAATAGTTTACACCTCTAAGCAAAACTATGAACATGCCTACGAAGTTTCCCAAACCCACAATCAAAGGACAGAATTATATAACAAAGTATTACTAGATTCTAGATATTCTCTTTGTCCATCTGGCACGGGCCCTAATTCGATCAGATTCTGGGAGAGTTTAGCGGTGGGGTCGATACCGGTGTTACTGGCAGACACACTAGAGTTACCTAAAAATGACATGTGGGATGAAGCAATACTGAGGGTCAGAGAAAAAGATTTAGAGGCTGTTCCTGATTTGTTGAGAAGCATAAGCCAAGAAGAGGAAGAATGCAGAAGAGGCAAATGTCTGGAACTCTATAGTTTTTATAGGAGTAATTATAAAAATGATAAGGGTTAAAAAAGAGTTATCAAAATTGGTAAATGAATTTGATTTTCTGAATTGCCTTGAAACCGGTACAATAAGAACCTATACTGAAAAACATGAGAGTACTCGACACATTTCTAACTTAATCGGAGCAAAGGGTAGTCTCAAGTCAATTGATATCGAGCAGAAATCAATTGATATCTCCAAAGATATTTGCGACAATGCCGTCAACGTAGAATGGATCTTGAGTGACTCCATTGAGTATCTCAAGAACGACGACGATGAATATCATTTTGTGTTTTTGGACAGCGTTAATGATCCAGAGCATATATTTGAGGAATTTAAGCTTGTGTCTAAACGAATACATGTCGACGGCATATTAATGATAGATGATGCTGGGGTTGGGTTGGACAAACAGCCCCTTAAAAATGATTGGGTCTACGCCCCCAGAAAAGCCGTACAAGTAAATGAGTTTTTATCTAGTGTAGATATTGATTATGAGATTGTTGTCGGAGGGCACGCGGGAAATCAGCTACTTCTCAAGTTAACACAGGATAATGCCCAAAAAATAAAGGAATCGTTATGACAACAATATTTACTTCTCATAAATTCTCGCTTAATGAGTGTCCTCCAAATTTGCAGAAAAATCTCAGCCTTTGGAGTTCTCTCAACCCATCTTATGAGTTCAAATATTATAATGATGAAGAAATGAATAGATGGATGAAAAAAAATTCCGACAAGGAAACGCTTTCTCTGTTTAATAAACTAAACTCTGGCGCTGGAAGGGCAGATGTATTTCGTGTCTGTCATTTATACGTAGAGGGCGGCGTTTGGGCTGATGCTGATCTTCCAGCATTTGATATAAGCAAACAGCGCCCAGATTTTCAGGAGCTTCTATCAGAAAATGAAGGAATTCTAGTTCACAACAGAAAATGCAATGAACCGAGATACACCCTTATGGCAAGCATGAAGAACAACGATATCTTTGCAAAACTTAACCGATGTATTAATGAACAGATCAATGTCGCTATACAAACTAATTCGAAACTTGGAACTATACACATTACCGGCCCCTTTGTTTTACATAAAATGTTATGCGATCTATTGGATCTTGAAAGCATAAAGGGCCTTGCCAGAGAGTCTAAGCACCTCACCTTTGTATATATTAATGACATCGTCCCAGAGAGAGACACATATCAAGAAGAGAATGTCTATGTCGGATATGCAGAAGACTTGCGACTAATAGGCGTTACTCCTCACGGAGCCATTAGGGGAGTGGGGTAGAAATGAAAACTGCAATATGTTTGGCGGGAACCGGAAGACAGATTGATTATACTTTTGATAACTTAAAAGAATACTTGATCCAAGACATAAAAAATTCAGATATCATAGTCTACATAACAAAAAATGACAATTCAGACAAGGCGAGACTATGTTTTGAAAAATTAGAAAACACTTATATACATATCGTCGAAGAAACTCCAATTGATATTACGCCGTTTAAATTTCAATATAAATGGCCCCCAAATCCGGCGATGAACCATGCTCTCGGAAGACAGATATATCTACAAATGTTAAAATCGAGGCTACATATTAATTATCTTATAGATCACACAGAAGAAATAACGAATAAAAAGTATGACAGAGTTATTTTTTCAAGAATGGATGTTGTATATGAAAAACCTGTCTACGATTTGATTAAAGATTTAGAACTACTTTCCAACTTGGTTTGGGTTCCAAGCTTTCACAACTGGGGAGGCTCCAATGATCGGTTTGCCGTTTCAAATAGAGAGGGCATGGAAAAATATTTTTCCCTTTATAAACACGTAGAAAAATATTGTCAGCAAGGACACATGCTACACGCTGAAAGTACCCTAAAACATCATTTAAATAACATGGAAATGGATACTAGAAGATTTGATATTCGTTTTGCCAGATACAGACATGGAGAGCAGCACGATGATTTTAACGCCATTGCGACACAGGGAGATTTCATTAGTCCGTTCAGAGAGGCATAAATGAGATACTTAATCTTGGGATCAAGTGGGCAAGTTGGTCATGCCCTGTGTAACTATTATGAGCTAAAGGGACATATAGTAGATAGGTTTGACATAGCGTCTGACGCCAAAGAAGACCTAAGAATCGATAACGATCCCCTGCTGCATAACAAGATGAAGAAGGCCGACTTTGTTTTCTTCTTAGCTTTCGATGTTGGGGGTTCTCGATATCTTAAAAAGTATGAAAAGACTTTTAGCTTTATGCATAATAATATAAAGATAATGTCCAACACCTTTAGCATGCTGGAGCGTACCAAGAAGCCTTTTATCTTCACTTCAACTCAAATGTCAAATATGGGACACTCATCCTATGGGTCTTTAAAAAAGATAGGCGAATGGTATACAAAAATACTAGGAGGAATAGTTGTAAAATTCTGGAATGTCTATGGTATAGAGCCAGACCTTGAAAAGTCGCATGTCATAACAGACTTCATACTCAAGGCCAGAGACACTGGCGTTATTGATATGCTTACAGATGGTACAGAAAAGAGACAGTTTTTATATAGTGAGGATTGTTGTGAGGCTCTAGATGCGGTATGTAACAACTATGTAGACATTGACAGGGATGAGGAGATGCACATCACCACGCACGAGTGGAGCAGCATCTTAGAGGTAGCACATGAAGTAGTGAATAATTTTCCGGCAGAAATAGTGCCGGGTGAAAACAAAGATACACTACAAAAGGGAAAGGTCAATGAGGCAGATCCATATATATTAAACTTTTGGAAACCTAAAACGTCCTTAGCAGAGGGAATCAGGAGAGTGTGTGAGTATTATGAAGAATGAAGAAGCTTTTACAAAGATGCTGGAAATTGCCATGCGAAATGAACAAGATATTGATGAGCATCTGTTGACATTATTCTCTTTGGTAATATCAATGAAGCCCAAACATATCATTGAGCTTGGGGTGAGGACTGCACGCAGCACCTATGCTTTCCTGTTTGGCTGCCACATTGTAGGTACGAAACTCACTTCCGTCGATATAAACCAGCCACGGCCTAACCTGCACTCTCCGGAGCAGTGGAAAGAAAACTGGACTTTTATTAAAAGTGACTCTTTAGAATTTTTACAGGATAAGTTCCCATCAATTTGGGGCGATCAACCTGATCGTGGAGGCATCATATACATAGATGATTGGCATGATGGAGAGCATGTTTCCAAAGAGCTATCGCTTATATCTGAGTATGTCGGCCCAGAAGATGTAATACTGCTACATGATTTGATGTACGGAAACTCACAGCCACACTATAGATCTGTTGAAAATTCCCCCGGACAGTGGGATAATGGAGGGCCATATAAGGCTGTAGCAAGCTTGGATCTTGACTGTTGGGAGTATGCTACAATACCTAGATGTCATGGAATGACAATTTTAAGAAAAAAATCAACAAAGGTAAGAAATGTCTGACATATCTCTTGACAAGAACCTGCTTTCTTTAACAGATGGGAAGCGTGTAGCCGTAGTCGGCCCTGCTCCATATCTGATTGGTTCTGGTGACGGGACTAAAATAGATGAATATGATTTAGTAGTTCGCCCTAACGCTTTCTCAGTCCCCTCAGACTTGAGGCAAGACTATGGTTCTAGAACAGACATTATGTTTCACAATTTAGGAACCCCTTGGCAAGAGGGACTAAAGGAACAAATCAAAAACGATCAAGAGTCGTTCAAAAATCTTAAAATGGTTGGATGCCTTGCAACTAAGTCACAGCATTCAGAGACGAACTTTCTTAGCTGGCCCGAGGGTCACGTTAGTAATGTTGTCAGGAACTTTAATGAAATAAATAAATATGACGTTCCTTTTTATTGGATTGGGAACAAAGACTACAGAACACTATATAATGAAATAGGAGTCGAGCCAAATACAGGCATCATGACGATAACGGTATTGCTTCGATACCCTATTTCAGAACTCTTTGTAACTGGCTTTAGCTTTTACCTGCAAGGGAATACACACGACGCAACATACTATCAGGGATTTTTGGCAGAGGCAGACAAAAAAAAATACAGAGGGGTGTATGGGAAGAGGCATGGAGATCGTGCGAACCGTATTCAAATTGAGTTTTTCAAAACGCTGGCAAAAGAAAATTCTTCCGTTCTTAAGGCAGATAAAACGATTAAGAAACTTTTAGGTCTGTAATGATCTACCCACAATTATTTAATAATGATTCAATCAAACTTCAAGGAGTGCCATATTATGTAGATTGCTACAAATTTTGGGATTTGAATCATTGCGCCGAGTCTTTTCAAGGCAGAGATTATACGGAGTTAATCGACAGGGTGGTGTCGGGCAATCAAAGACCTTGGAATGAAAATCTCATGGCTATAGATTTTTCTGAGTACAACAATGAGTATGAAAGATATGAAAAATCCCTATCAAAAAATGTTCGTAGAGATGTCACACAGTCCAAAAGAAGAGGGTTCGTACTAAAAAAATATGACTTCAACTCCTTTATACATGATTTTTTGGAAATCAATCACTCTCAAAAAGAGCTTAAGGGAAGTATTAATCCTTGGTATTTAAATGGTGTTGATTTTTTTACAGGGTCTGATTCAGGATGTCGTCACCTGTGGGAAGACGGTAGACATTATAGTGAGTGGTATGGAATCTTCAGGCACTTAAAACATTATAAGCAGGGAGAAGTTAAAACAAACGAAAAGCTGTATGCATATTGCAAAGTTTTGGTGGACGGAGAGATGGCTTCCGTAGGTCTTGTTTGGGCTCACGCACAATACCTAAAGCATGGACTAATGTTCAACCTAATAATATCAATTGTAGAAAAGCTAATGCTTACTGAAAATATAAAATATTTTATTTACTATGGGGCCGGGCAATATCCTAAATGGAAAGAGCGAATGCTGTTTAAGTCAACGAAAGTAAAACTAGAACTATGAATGGGGAAATAGTTTAAAGGGAAAACATTCAACGTGCTATGAATTAAAAGGTGGTGGTTCAAATCCGCCTTCGTAGTTTAACTGGAAGAACAATTAATTCGCATTTGAAAGATGGAGGTTCGAGTCCTCCTTTCTCCACTATATTTTGTTATGAAAAGTATATTTATATCAGTCAGGTCAAATTCAACAAGGCTGCCAAATAAAGCAACCGCAGATATATGTGGCAAAAAATCTATAGAGTATCTGATAGATAACCTAAAAAGGTCTCAAGAAAGCTCTGACATCGTTCTCTGCACAACAACATCCTATAAAGATGATATCTTATGCGATATAGCTAGTGATAAGGAGATAAGGTTTTTTCGAGGGTCAGAAGAAGACAAATTGCAAAGATGGCTCGGGGCCTGCAAGGAATTTAACATAGAGATGTTTGCTGAATGCGGAGGCGATGACATCTTCTGTGACTATAGGCTGATTGATCTAGTGTTAAAAGAATACGAATTATATAAGCCGGACTTTATTGACGGCAAAGATCTATATAACGATGTGTATGGAATGACAAGAGACCTTTTAGAAAAAGTTTGCCATCAAAAGAAAGATGAGATACTGGAGACACATGAAGTGTCAGACTATATAAAAAGCAGCAAGGTTAAGTATCATAGACTCAAGAATGTAAGCGACATTTTTCAGAAAAGATACAGGCTGACGCTAGATTACAAAGAAGATTTAGATTTTTTTAGGACAGTTGTAAAAAGCTTAGACAATGAGTTTGAGCTTGAAGATATAATTGAATTGCTTGATAGCAACCCTGAAATAGCAAGTATGAATTTATTTCTAGAGGATGAATGGAGAGATAATCAAAACAAATGAAGTCAGATAAATACGCAGGAAATGAATTGAAGTATATACAGATGGCTCTCAATGGAGAGAGTGCTCCTAATCAAACTTGGTGCAGAACCCTAGAGCAGTCCTTTGCAAAAGCATTTGGAGCTAAATATGCTATAGCTATGAACTCAGGCACAGCAACTCTTCATGCTGCGCTTGAGGCTGTAGGCGTCTCTCATGGAGATGAGGTAATATGTCCTGCAATAACGGTTATTATGAACACGACCACTGTCTGGCAATGCAACGCCATACCAGTTTATGCAGACATTGATCCAGAAACGCTTCTAATTGACCCAGACGATATAGAAAGAAAAATAACGGACAAAACAAAAGCTATTGTTGTTGTGTCTCTCTATGGATTACCGTGCGACATGGATAGGATTAATGAAATCTCGGCCAAATATAATATACCTGTGGTAGAAGATCACGCACAATGTTTTCTTGGTGAATATAAAGGAGAGGTTGCAGGGGTATCGAATGCTTTTTCAAGTTGGAGCTTTGAAAGCGTAAAGCATTTAAGCTGCGGAGAAGGAGGTATATTATTGACCAATGATGAAGATTATGCTCAACGCGCAAGAAAGGTGGGTGGTCATGGGTATAAAAATCTATCTGGGGACGGGGGTAGAATCAAGTTCAATGGAGAAACGACAGTACAAGACCCCACATATAAGAGACATGATGAGTTTGGTATAAATTACAGACTAAGCGAGTTCAGCGCAGCTATTGCCCTTGCGCAACTCGAAGATATGAAACACAAAGTTGATAGAAGGAAGGGGGTTGCCTCTTTATTTCTAGAAGAACTAGAGGGTTGTGAGTTCTTAATACCACAGAAAGTCCCTGATAACCGAGTCCACTCGTACTACACTCTCGGATTAATATACAAACAAGAAAAAAACAAGGGACACACTTGGCAAGACTTCAGAGATAAATATGTGGAGTTTGGAGGAGATAATTTTTATGCTGCTTGGAGCATACCATACTTTGAACCCGTTGTGTCTGAAAGAAAATATGTAGAAAGATGCCCTGATGTTTATCAAGACATATCCTACGAACAAGGATTATGTCCTGTGGCGGAACTTATACAGCCAAAGATTATGCAGTTTAAAACTAACTACAGAGATATTAGCGTGGCCGAAGATAAGGCAAAAGCCCTTAAGAAAACCATCAATTACTTTAATGAGGAACAATAAATGGTATATATCATTTCTGAGATAGGTATTAATCATAACGGGGACGAGTCTCTAGCAAAAACCCTTATTAAAAAGTCTTATGAGGCAGGGGCCGACGCCGTCAAATTTCAAAAGCGACATATTGACTCAGTGTACACGAAAGAAGAGCTAGACAAACCCAGAGAGTCTCCTTGGGGGGCCACTAACAGAGAACAAAAAGAGGGACTAGAATTCTCTATTGAGCAATATAAAGGCTTAAAGCTTTACTCAGAATCTTTGGGGGTAGACTTCATTATGTCCTGCTGGGACACAAAAAGCGTTGATGCCGTTGAGTGTTTAGATATTCGATACCACAAGGTGGCATCTGCCCTTGTGACCGACAAAGAATTTTTAGAAAAACTAAACAAAACTAAAAAGCCTGTCATACTTTCAACCGGCATGTGTACAGAAGATGAGATTGAGGCTGCTACTAAAATTCTTAATAGCGTGGAATATGTGCTTTGCTGCACAAGTACATACCCAACGGATGTATCGGAATTAAATCTTCGACATATAAGTACACTGCAAAAAAAGTACCCACGTTTAAAGATTGGTTTTTCTAATCATTATAATGGTCATGATGCCTGTGTAGCTGCAACCGCCCTTGGCGCAGAGTGTATCGAATTTCATATTACACACGACAGAACTGCATATGGATCAGATCAATCGGCATCTATTGAAAATGCAAAAGTTTTGGTTGATGCTATTCGTAAAGTTGGTGTCATGCTGGGGGATGGGGTAAAAAGGGTTTATGATACAGAAATACCGATATCTAAAAAATTAAGAAAGGTTTCAGATACATGTCTCGGCTAATCGGTCCTATGCTTGGTAGGCTAACTAGCTTAAAGCATAGTTCGTCTGGTCAAGAATTTCCAGATAATTGGGAAAATGAGTTAAGGTGTTTAAAAAGCATTGGAGCTAGTTGTTTAGAGTGGCTGGTTGTTGATACAGAAAAAAATCCTTTATACGACAACGATCTATCAAAATATCCAATTACTTCGATTAATGTTCATGCCTTAGTTATGGAAAGATTAGGTTTTTTTGAATTGGACAAAATTTGTCTAAATGCCTGTAGGCAGGGAATTTTTCGGTTAGTTTTGCCCATGATGGAGGCTTCATCTATAAAAAGTGATAGCGAGATTGACATATACCAAGAACTATCGAAAAAATATCCAAAGCTTTCATTCTCGTTTGAAACAGAACTGAGTGCTTCTGAAATATTACCAATTCTTAATATGTCAAATAATTTTTTTGTGACATATGACACTGGAAATACAACATGCTATAATTTTGATCATGAAAAAGAAATACAAACTCTTAGAAATAAAATTGATAACGTTCACCTAAAAGATAGGATACGGTCTGGAGGCCCTTCTGTTGAGCCTTTTACTGGTAATACGGATTTCAAATTAATATTTGGATGCCTAAAAAAAATACAATACAACGGGGCTTTTATACTCGAAACATTTAGGGGTCCATCAGGAAAAGAAGTAGATACTGTTTCTCGGCACATAGAGAGATTTAAATGTTTGATTTAACTGGTAAAACAGCGTTTATAACTGGTGGGGCAGGACTTCTAGGTAGAAAGCACGCTGAAGCTATAATTGAATTCGGAGGAACTGTCATAGTAGCTGATATAGACATAGAGTTGGCAGAAAAGGCCTGTGAGAAACTCGGGGAATCCGCAACACCTGTTTATACAGATGTAAACTGCAAATCCTCCATTCAGGAAGCTGTTAATAAATTTAATAAAATTGACATATTAATAAATAATGCAGCAAAAGATCCTAAGGTAGATAGCTTATCTTATGAAACTAAATTTGAAAACATGACGGAGGAGTTTTGGGCAGAGGGAATTGGAACAATATTAAATGGCACCTTCCTGTGTTCACAAGTTATAATTAATAAGATGGTAAGTACTGGCGGAGGTGTCGTATTAAATATTGCGTCGGATTTAGGCGTCATTTCTCCAGACCAAAGAATATATGAAAAAAATAGCCCTAAGCCAATAACCTATTCAGTCGCTAAGTGGGGTGTCATAGGAATGACCAAGTATCTAGCCACATACTTTCTGGGAAAGAATATAAGAGTAAATTCGCTTTCTCCAGCGGGTGTCTATGTTGATCAACCTAAAAAATTTGTTAAAAAGATTTCTAAATTGATACCAATGGGACGCATGGCTCATGTGGACGAGTATAAAGGGGCTGTGGTTTTTATGTGCTCTGATGCAAGCTCTTACATGAATGGAGAAAACTTGGTGGTAGACGGAGGAAGGTCTGTATGGTAAAATGTCATGCTCTATTCACGGGGCTCTTCAGAAAAGAGGGAATGCCCCCCGAAAAAAAAGTAAGGCTCCTAAAAGAAGCGGGAGTAGAGGTTCATTGGTATACATGGAAGGGCTATGTAACCGAGGAAGCAACTTTATTAGATATAAATATAGTTGAGATAGAAGAACCTAAAGATATGCCCCACTCAGGTATTATGGGAAGGCAAAGGCAAATATTAAATGTTAAAACTGGGCTAGAAAATATACCTGAAGATGACATTGTCTTGAAAGCTAGGTGGGACGTAGACTTCAATCAAACTACAATCGAAAATATTACAAATAAAAACTTTTTTGAACCTATAAAAAATGGGGCGATAAATAACAAGATTTGGACCGGTTTTTATAGCATACAAGAACTTTTCGGTGTGTCAGACCATATGTACGCTGGCTATCAAAGAGATTTAAATAAATTGATTCAGTATAAATATATAATAGGGGGCATTTCATCTGATCATTATATCTCTCACGATGGTATGCAATTGATGCCTGTGTTGATTGCGCATAACGAAGAGGTTTGTGAAATTATAAAGCTTAAAGATCCAGACCCTTGGTCCTTAATGTTTAAAGAATCTCATGTTAAAGACAAAAAATATATAACGACATGGGCTTATTCCTACTATCTATTAAATAAGTATTTTAAAACAGGCCCGCAAGGAACTTGTTGCTTTACGAAAGGAGACAGAGATCCTAATAAGCCGAGATTGCCGGGGGCTGTGGTGGATTATGAAAAATTTTATGAAAATTATAAAACCATAATATCTAATGAAGGAAGACTTTGCGACTACCCTAGGTACAGGGTTTATGATGATATTTTTGTTAAGCGCCTTGTCAATGGAGAATATGCAGATAGTTTCGCTGATTCAATTTCCAGTGAAATTGAGGAAAGAGAGTGGTCATGAGCAATCTTTTGGTAACAATGTCTGGAGGAACCACCTCTGTTATAAATGCAACTTTAGCTGGAATTGTCGATGCTGCTAGGAGATCAAGTCAAATTGATAAAGTTTACGCTGGGTATCCCGGCATGTTGGGTGTTTTTAAAGAGAATTTTTTAGATTTAACTGATAGCCCTCTATATATTTTAAAAGATAGCCCCGGATCATCATCTATTGGAACAACTAGGGTGGAAATTTTTGATGATAATAAATTAAAGCACCTGTCTGAAATATTCGATAAACATAACATTAAATATTTTATTAACATAGGTGGCAATGGAACTATCAAACAATCCAAACTAATTGCCTCTAAGATTAAAAATATTAGCATAGCCGCAGCGCCTAAAACAGTTGATAATGATTTAGGAGACTCCAGCTTTGAAAAACTTTGGTTTACTCCGGGATTCCCAAGTTGCGTAAATTATTGGTACCATAAAATGAGAATGTTAAATAATGAAAATATGGGTGCCCACACCCACGACAAAGTTATTATCGCCCAAACATTTGGGAGAAAAACTGGGTTCATTGTTGGCGCAATGCGGATGTTTGATCCGCAAAGGGAGCTACCTTTGATATTGCTAATGCCAGAAGACCAGCAGCCTCCCAACAAAGTGATTGAAAAAATTGAAAGTCTTTTATCTAAACATGATCGTGCAATGGTAGGTATATGTGAAGGATACGAAATATGTAACTATGATTTTGCATACGACAAAACGGGGCAAGAGATGTATGGGTCTAGTTCTTCTAGCTCTATGCAGGAGCTAATAAATCTATGTATAAAAAATAATATTCAAGCGAGAGGGTATAACCCCACTGTTGATCAAAGGCAAAATTTTGAATATACTTTACATTCTGATTCAAAGATATCTTATGAGATTGGAAAAGAAATTGTTCATAATTTTATGAGAGGAAGAAGCCATTTTTTACAGTCATATTCCAAGGCAGGACTTCACGATATAGAACTTAACGACATAAATAATTTTTCTAGAGTGATGAAAAATGAATGGGTTGACTGGAATAATTTTGATGTGTCTGATGAATACCTTAATTATCTAAATGAATTTATTAAAATTCAAAAACACGTACCTATTCCGCAGCGTAAGCTTTTTGTTAAAGGAGAAGCCGTATGAATTGGATATTTCCAATTGCTGGGTTTGGAACTAGAACCAAGGGCCTAGGCGAACACAAGCCTTTTATAGAAATATCTCCCGGTCTTTCTGTAATTAAGGCGTGCCTTACCGGACTCAAGTCTATGTTTAAAGATGGGGACACCTTCACCTTTATTTCAACAAAACAGCATGAAGCAGAATATGATGTAACTAATAAAATTTTCTCAATAATGTCTGATATCAAGCAGGAGCAAGTTTTTTGCGGTTTCGTGGGTAGGTGCGACACGAAAGTTTTTCTTCTCAACGAGACACCTCCGGGGCAGGCACTAACCCTTTTACAAGGACTGTCTCCTCATGAAAAAATGTGGCCAGATGAAATTGTTAGTCAGCCAAGTATTGTTGTAAACTCTGATCAGTTTGTCATGTTTGATATCAATAGTATTAAACAAGACATTCCTTCGGTGGGAGTATATTTCAACGATGGAGATAAGTCATGTTTCTTTGATATTGATTTATTCTCAGCCAAAGTTAATGAGATAAGAGAAAAGAAGAAGATAAGCTCATATGCCTCTTCGGGGGTATTTTATTTTCCTAGCATTAACGTTCTATTAGAAGCAGTGCGGTGGGGGGTTAAAAATAATGTTGTCACCAATGGAGAACTGTATTTATCTTCATGTTTAAACTACTTTTCTGAGATAAACTATTTTAAAACAGATATCAAATTTGACCTAGGAAATATTGATAATATAAGAAGGTTTAAAGATTTTTGGGAGGGCCTAGGGCAATGATAATATACGTAGACATAGATGAAACTATATGTTATTACGAGGGTGCTCGACATTACTCAGATGCAATTCCAATTAAAGAAAATATCGATAAAATTAATCAGCTTTACGACGAAAACAATACTATAATCTATTGGACAGCCAGAGGTTCTACAACAGGAATTAACTGGAGGGACGTAACAGAGAGGCAGTTTAAAAAGTGGGGTGTTAAGCACCATGATTTAATACTGGGAAAACCGTCTTACGATCTTATTATTTGTGACAAATCCAAGAGGATAGAGGAAATATAATGAAAATACTTTTAACAGGATCTGGAGGCTTTGTCGGGCAAAACATAGTACCCGTATTATCTCAAGATCACGAAGTTTGTGGGATGAGGTCTAAGCATTGGGATTTAAGAAATCAAGAGGTTTGTACCGAATTAATTCGTGAGTGTTCTCCTGATATTATTGTTCATGCAGCAGGAACTGTCGGGGGCATAGGAGCCAATAAAGAAAATCCCGGAAGATTTATGTATGAAAATCTAATAATGGGTGCCAATCTCATTCATGAATCTATGCTACAAAATGTATCAAAATTTATACTATTGGGAACAGTATGTGCGTATCCAAAGTATGCAGAGGTACCGTTCAAAGAAGAAAACATCTGGGATGGATACCCAGAAGAAACCAACGCCCCGTATGGTATAGCTAAAAAAGCTTTGATGAAAATGCTGGAAACTTATCATGAGCAATATGGAATGAATGGAGTAAATCTCATTCCCGTGAATATGTACGGACCTCATGACCATTTCAACCTCACAAGTAGTCATGTTATTCCTGCTATTATTTTAAAAGTAAAAAGGGCGATAGACAATAAGGACAAATCTATAGAACTATGGGGAACTGGCCAAGCGTCCCGAGAATTTCTTTATGCTTCAGACTGCGCAGAAGCCATAAGACTATCTTTAGATAAGGATATTTCTCCGGAGCCAATCAATGTAGGAACAGGAAAAGAAATTAAAATTTGTAATCTTGTAGAAACAATAGCCGATATTATGGGTTTTGATGGAGAGGTAGTCTACGACACAAGCAAGCCAGACGGACAGCCTAGAAGGTGCCTAGATACGTCCAAAGCAAAAGAAATATTGGGCTTTGAGGCAAAAACAGGGCTAAGGGAAGGCCTTGAAAATACGATAAAGTGGTTTATTGAATATGGAGTAAATTAAAAGTTACCAATGGTGTATATACATATATGGGCACGATTTGGGTTCGACTGAATATTTGCACTTTTGGCTGCATTGAGTGGTTGGTCAACAGGCCACTATAAAAGTTGACTAGTTTTAATTGTCGAAAACCAAGTTTTCGCTTTGGCCGCTTAATTGTGGCGGAGTTTCCCTAACTCACTTGACAAAATAGGGATGACTCAGATATAATCTGATAGGTATGACTACCCGATAAAATAGTCTGATGGTGCTAATAGTATCTGACTCCGATAATCGGATAGTTTTGCGAGTTGTGCGATAACAATTCGATAACAATGTAGACGCTGATTGTAACGGTATTGCAGGACGCGGGTTCGATTCCCGCCGTGTCCACTTAGTAAGGGGGGTGAGGTAGATGCCTAAATATTATGCTGAAACCATAACACATAAAATAATAGTAGATAGAAAACAGCCGGAAGAGGCTGCTAAGGCTTTAATTAGCTCAAATCCAGACATTGCATACGATGCCATGAGAGGAAACGGTGCTATGTTTATATTTGTTAGTGAAACTGGCTTTGGTGCGGAATATAGAACGGATATGATGTTTGATATAATTGAAATGGTTTACAAGATGAACCCGAGCGGAGATAAATGATGATATTAAAACTGACTCCCGTGGCACAAAAAGAAATAAAAAAAGCGATTGATGGATACGAGGGAGAAAAGGAAAAATTTCTTAGAGTAATGATAGAGGGGGGTGGGTGCTCTGGATTTTCTTATAAGATTGTAATAGACGAAGAGAAATTTGAAGATGATAATGTAATTGAGGAGGGAGATATCAAGGTGCTGGTAGATAAAAAGAGTGCCCTTTATCTAGATGGAACAACCCTTGATTACCATGAGGACATTTCTAAGAGAGGATTTGTATTCGACAACCCTAATGCGGTGAAATCATGTGGATGCGGCTCAAGCTTTCAGGCATAAAAGAAAGATTGTTTTTTTTTCTTTTAGTATGTATAGTCACAATAGGATGCGTGGATATTTATTGGGCCGTGAAAAATAAGGACGTATTGTATGAGGCGGAGCTAAACCCACTAGGGAAACTCCTAATAGGATGGGGAGGGGTCGAATTATTTGTGTCTTTGAAAATGTTTGGCACATTTTGTTTTTATGAGATTGCTAAGTTTTTATACTTACAGAATGAAAAAATGGCATGGACATCAATAGTGATAATATTTATTATGCACCTATTTTTATTAAATATTTTGATGGGTGGTTACAATTAGGAAAAAGGATATGTAGACATGGAAAATAATAATGTGATAAGTGCTGTATTTGCCCATTATGAGGCTAAAAGATTAGAGGCCTTAGCTAGGTTGCAATTATATACAATGAATCCTGCGGGAGTCGGAGATCATTCTAATATAGTAGAGGAAGCTGTAAATGCCCTTGCGGATTTAGATAGCGCATCTAGCGCCATTCAAACTCTATCTAGCCTAGCTGCCCAACCCCCTGAAGATCAAACTAACTAACTAACTAAACCCAAATGAGAGGGGATCGCCATGATCGATATCATACCGTCTTCTAGAAGAGATTTTTTAAGGCTAGGAAGCATAGGGGCTGGGATGTCAGCTATTGGATTATCAGACCTAGCCTTGTCACAAGAAAATCAGGCAGAATTAAAAGACAGTTCTGTTGTGTGGGTATGGCTCGGAGGAGGACCAACACAGTTTGAAACTTTTCACGCCCCAAAAGAAGACAGTGTTCCTGATGAGTATAGATCTGTTGGGGGTGCCTTAGTAGATAAACCAACCGGGATGGCTTTTGGTTCTCATTGGCAAGATCTTATTAAACAGGCTCCTAAGCTAAATGTTGTAGATTCTTTTACTCATGGAGACTCTTCGCATAGACAGGCTACACATTGGGTTATGACCTCTCATCGCAACAACGAACGAAGTCAAACATCTAACTCTATGTTCCCATCTCACGGGTCTATTGTGTCTGCGGTCTATGGTGCCAACCACCCCAAGAACGGAGTACCTACATACGTTAAGCAGGGTAGAATAGAAGGTGAAGATCCGGCGTGGCTGGGTGGTGCATACAAACCCTTTGATCCTTCAAATAAGGATAATCTAACACCCAGAGTAGATATGGATAGATTTACAAACAGAAATAAACTATTAAAGTCCCTTGAAGGTGTTAATATCCCCAGTGCGTCGGCGGACTCTGTTACTAAGTTCAATCAGCAGGCTTTTGATGTTATCCTCGGTACAGCTAAAGATGCCTTTGATCTTGATAAAGAAGATCTAAAAATGAAGGAAGCCTATGGCGACACTTCAATTGGCAAACAACTTCTACTGGCTAGACGATTATGTCAGTTTGGAACAAGGTTTGTGACTATAAATTATGGTGGTTGGGATATGCATAGCAATATTGCCAACGCACTAAAGGGAAGGGTGCCTCCGCTTGATAAAGCCCTTGCTGCATTTGTTGAAGATGTACATCAGCAAGGTTTGAATGAAAAGATTCTCTTAATTGTTACGGGAGAATTTGGTAGAACTAAGTTAAATGCCAATGGCGGTCGTGATCACTGGCCTTCCATTTCTACTATGCTTATGTCTGGTGGTAGGTATGATAGCGGCAGAGTTATTGGTAAGGCTGATAAATCCTATACCCCAAAAGAAAGTCCGTTTGGGCCTATTGACGTCGCCGCTACAATGTTCGATCACTTTGGTATTCCAGAGGGAATTCAAAAAACTGACAATGGGGGTCGTCCACGATATTTGTTAGAGGGAGAGGCGAAAGTTATTTTATCATGAGAAGAAGAGGATTTATAGCGACTACAGCAGGTGTTCTCGGATTACTAAATAGCCTAGAAGCCAACCAAGATGAGCTTAAAAAGAATGGTAAGTCTGCAATTCTGCTGTGGATGGGGGGTGGGCCCTCAACCATGGATATTTGGGATCTAAAACCCGGAGCACCTACAGGAGGGCCATTTCGACCTATTACTACTACCGGGGATGCCCAAATTAGCGAACATATGCCACTAATGGCAAAGCAAATGCATCATATGGCAATCATTCGCTCCATGAGTACCAGAGAGGCTGACCACTCACGAGGACGATACTATATGCACACGGGATATGTTCCAAACCCTAACATGGAACATCCTAGCTATGGATCTGTATTGTCAAGTCAGTTACAAAGAGAGGAGCTAACTATTCCACAGTTCGTGTCTGTGGGTGGAGGCAGTATTGGAGCGGGGTTTTTAGGAATGAAGCACTCTCCTTTTGTTGTCAATAGCGATGGCAGAGTGAAAAATCTAGATATGAAGGTTGATGAAAGATTTTACCAGCGTGCTTTTGCGTTGGACCTGATTGAAGATAATTTTATAAAACAAAACAGGGGAAGCCTAGCCAAAGACCACAGAGATATCGTCAAGCAGGCTTTTGATGTTCTGACTAGTGAACAGATGAATGCCTTTAAAGTCGACGGGGAACCAGAGAACACTAAGGAGAGATATGGCAACAACAATTTCGGCAAGGGATGTTTGATGGCCCGCCGCTTAGTTGAGGCAGGAGTGCCTTTTATAGAAGTAAATCTTGGGGGATGGGACAATCATCAGAATATTTTCCCAATCCTTAAGGACAGTAAGCTGCCAATATTAGATCAGGGCATGAGTGCTCTTATTGAAGATCTCGAACTGCGAGGATTACTAAAAGACACAGCTATTATCTGGATGGGAGAATTCAGTCGAACCCCACGTATAAATGGCAACGCAGGACGAGACCACTGGGCTCGTAGCTGGAGTATCGTCGTTGGGGGAGCAGGAATGAAGGGTGGTATAGCCGTAGGAGAAACAAGTGACGATGGTACAAAAGTTGAATCAGAACCATACAGTTCTCAGGATGTCATGGCCTCGGTTTGTAAGGCTCTTGGAATTTCCCTGCAAACTACCTTTACTAGCAATAGTGGCAGGCCAATGAAAATCGCCAATTCTGGAAAGATTATCAAAAATTTATTTTAGGGGGAGCGAAAGTTATTTTATAATGAACAAATACATACAGGCTATTTTTGAATATTTTAAATCCAAGTCTCGATATTGGTATGAAGACCCAAAAACTGGAGAGAGATATTACTATAAAAGAAAAGGTGTGTACAAAAAGAATGGGCGAATTCTTCGTCGAGTAAGAGGCTCTGACACTTCCAAAGGATAATTTTATAAACTAAGGAGAAAAAAATGAAGTCAACAATTTTTATTATTATTATGCTGATGTCGTCAGCAGTTTACGGTCAGCAAGAACAAAAAGCTCAGGAAGAAAGCAAAGCGAAGCCTAAGAAGCCACCGATTGATGTTACTGAACTTATCTTTAATAGGATGGATTCCAATCGCAATGGTTCGCTTTCCCTAAAGGAATTTAAAGCAGCTTTTCCACGACTGCGACAAAGTTCTATTGGTAGCAGCCGAGGACGCACCCGTGGATTTGACGGCAAGACACCCAGCTTTAAGCCCGAAGGAGGTACTCGCTCAAGAGGAAGGTCTTCTCGCGGCAATCGTGGTTCTAGCAGAAGTCGAAGATAATATCAGGAGGGGTAAACTATGAAATTTTTTTTAACATTGGTAGTTTGTCTTTTTGTGGCTGGGGTCACCATGGCCCAAGAGCCTAATCCTAGACTAAAGAACTTTAGATATGGAACAGGTAAAGCTATCTGGTGGGAAACCCCAAGAGCAGTTCCGCAGCCACGTACTCAGATGTCTTATTATCCTCCCTCGATAAGATATTATTCCCCGATGCCATACTACCATAGGCACCATCCACATTGTCGCTGCTACAATTGCTTCCATCGCAATCAGCAGATGATGATGTGGCAGTTGCAAATGAACCCAAATAAGTTTTTCTTTTTCCAATTTAGATTTTAAGAGCTTTAGTATGTTTAAAAAAATAATGATATACATGGTATTTCTTTTTTTAATTTCGTCTAATGTTTTCTTGTGTTCATACATTTCAAGACTTGATAAGAAAATAGAAAGTCAAAATGAAAAAATAAAATCAACGAAACAGTCTTTAGAAGTATTGGAATCACAGGTGGGATATCTGATGATCAAGAGGATAAATGAATTTTTGTATAATAGAGAAGATAGTGCAGGGTTAAACTACTAGAAAGTATATGAAAAAATTATTAGACGATCTTGGTCCTTGGCATTTCGATTTTGAAATAACCGATGGTATAGAAACTAATCTTTCAACTAATAGGTCAAAGATTTCATTTCGAAAACCTAAAGGGCAGTGGCTCAGGATAATGTCGGAGGTAGATATTGATGCGTCAAATTCTAATATGCTAGATTGTGGATGTAATTCTGGCGCAATGTGTTTTTTTGCTGCTAAGGATGGTTTTAATTTGTGTGTAGGGGTTGACGCCCACAAACACTGGATTGATCAGGCTGAGTTTGTTTGGGATTGTCAAAGTCAAGATATTCAAAAAAAGATAACTTTCATTAAGGAAGATATTCAGAACTATAAATCAGATATTGAATTTGATTTAGTGCTTTTCAATGGCATTTTTTATCATCTTGCGCACCCAATATACACGCTAGAAAAAATCACTAAAATCATTAAGCCTAATGGTTGGATAGCAATTAATACCGCCGCAGGTAAAGATAACAAGGGTAATTTAAAAGTACAAACCGAAGGTACTGCACCTATGTCTGGAATACACGGACTTTCTATACGTCCCGATGGCCCAGATGTTTTGATAACGATTTTGAGATGGCTTGGGTTTCATAAATTTAAAATATTTGATAAGTCAAATTCTGAATTGTCAGAGAGTCGCGTAGAAATAATAGCAAAAAAACTTAGGTAGGAAATTTACAGTGGATATTAATCTAATGGCCCCAATAAATTCCTTGGGGTATGGGGTGGCCGGTCTAAATATACTAAAGCAACTCTCAAAAAAAGCGTCTGTTTCTTTTTTTCCTATAGGAAATCCCGAACTGTCTCAAGAAGACGCTGAAGTCATTAATTCCTTGGCGATTAATGCTCAAACAAAGTTCTCTGCAAAAGCCCCCTGCGTGAAAATTTGGCACCAGTTTGACATGGCTGTTCAGGTCGGAAATGGTTTAAGGTGTGGGATGCCTATATTTGAACTTGATAAATTTAAAGAAAACGAGACTCATCATCTAAATAGCTTGGATAAAATCTTTGTTTGCTCAAAGTGGGCGAAAGAAGTTGTCTTAAATAATACAAAAGTAAAAGATGTTAGTGTTTGTCCTCTTGGTGTTGACTCTGAAACATTCTACCCAAAAGATTCCAGTGCAGAAGATGATGCCACGGTATTTTTCAACTGTGGTAAGTGGGAATTTAGAAAAGGCCACGACATTTTACCTGAAATTTTCAATAAGGCTTTTGATTCCTCTGATAACGTTAAGTTGGTAATGATGAATCATAACCCTTTCTTAAAGCCAGATCAGCAGGAAGAATGGGTGTCTATGTATAGAAATTCCAAGTTGAAAGATAAAATATTTTTTGTTGGTAGAGCCCCTCATCACAATCAAGTTGCTGACGTTATGAGATCTGTTGATTGTGGCATCTTTCCTTCTAGGGCAGAGGGGTGGAATCTAGAAGCAATAGAATTAATGTCATGTGCTAAAGATGTTATAATAACAAATTATTCGGCACACACAGAATTTTGTAACGAAGATAATTCATATTTAATTAAAACAAATGACTTAGAAACAGCTTATGATGGCATGTGGTTTAAGGGAGATGGCAATTGGGCAAAGATGGGAGAAGATCAAGTAGATCAAGCAGTTGAGCACATGAGAGCTGTTCATAAGAAAAAGAAGGAAGAGGGAAAAATATATAATAGTCAGGGAGTAGAGACAGCACAAAAGTTTTCATGGGAAAATTCAGCCGATAAAATATTGGGAGCAATATCATAATGATAGTTGGGTTTACGTGTTCTTCCTTCGACCTATTACACACAGGTCATGTGTTGATGTTAAAGGAATGTAAAGATAATTGTGATAAGTTAATTGTTGGTTTGCAGTCTGATCCAACTATTGATAGGCCAGAAAAAAACAAGCCCGTACAAAGTATCTTTGAAAGATTTTTACAATTGGATGCAATCAAATATGTAGACCAAATATCTTTTTACGACACAGAGGACGACCTTCTTCAGCTTTTGAGATACGTTAGACCAGATATCAG